TACCCGGTGTCTTGTCCTGCCCTTCGGCCATCCCTTATGAATCATTCCCGCCTTCCTCATTCTCCGTACCTCTTTCAGTGCCGCCTCTGGATTGTCTGATGCTACCGCCCTCCTGCATGGTCGGCACCAATGATGGCCGATGATGATGACTCCGCAGCCGGGGCAGGGATGGGAACGGTCCCAGAGAGGAACGGGTGGAGGGGCGTCTTTGCCGGTAGCCCGCCCCTCTGTGTTTGCCGGCGTTTGTTGCTCCGGCTTGCCCTTGGTTATCGGGCGACTTGTAGCGGTACGATCCCGCTTTCTTTTCTCCGGTACAAACTTCTCGTGCTGATCCACAGGCACCCTCTTTGCCGTTCCCCTCGGCGCCTTCCCCTCCTGATTGCAGCCCACGCATGCAAATTGCGCCGTCTGGTTCATCCCGCAGGCGTAGGGGGTAATGTTGGCGTTCATGCGGGAACAGTGGAAGAGGATCATGTCACATCCCCACCAGCCAGCCGAAAAGCTTAATCCTCATCCAGTTCCGGAACCGGACGTACTGAGCAAGTGCCCATTTCAGGGTATGGAAAGCGCCTACAGCCACAAGGCCAATGATGATTGCGTCGGTCATGGCTTAACCCACCAAAAAGCATGAAATTAGAAAGCATATCCCCGCAGCCGCTACCAGGGCGATACAGGCTATCTCGTAGCCGATCCCGCGTGGTTCCGGGGCGTCCAGCTTTATCCATTGATGCCCGTACACTCTCGGGCGAATCTCGTATGATGGTCGGTCAAGCATGATTATCCTCCGTTAAGCGCCCGGTGAAGATCTGGGTCGCCGGTCTCGGTGTTGGTTTTACATGATGCCAACCTCGTGAGCACTGCGGACGTGATTGTCACGCCGTTGAACTTGTTCCGTACCAACCGTTTCGTGAGGGCGTATTCAATCGGGGAAAGGTAAGCTTTGTCAATTTCCCCTTCCGCCTCAACCTCAATCTGCAATTCGTATTTAAGTAGCTTGGTTGGCATATCACTCCTTCCCTTTCTTGCACTTCCCGCACTTCTTCTCACAGTATGACAGAAACATATGGCACTTCTTTCCCGGCCTGAGAGGGCATTCCTTTGGGTTTACGGGGGGATCAGCCTTCATACGGACTTCCTGATAGACTTTCTCCATGACTTTCCGGCCTCGACGGTAAACCCCTTGCGGTCTATCCACTTTCCAGTTATGAACCACGAACCGGCAAGTATCTTTTCCCGGCCCTCAACGGCCTTTTTGACCTGTTCGTCAATTTCCTCATACTCCTTCTTTGCCGGTTTCAGTTCTTCAAGGCGGTCGAGCATCGTTGACAGTTCCCCGGTGTCAATCTCAACCTCTTTGCCGATGTGATTTACGTCGCAGATATGGGCGAATCCGCAACGGTCGCATTCCTCGCTATATTCGGCTTCTGGTATTGTCTTAGCCGCAAGGTGAGCATTGATCGCCTCTGCCCGTTTCAATGCCTGCTCCCCAAGCTCATAGTCGAGATCGAGCCATATTTCCTTGTACGCCCCGGTGACTTTGTTCTTAAAAAGGAATACCCCCTTTTCGGTGTTTGACATGAGCAGATAGAGGCAAAGCTGAACAGGGTATTTTCTGAGATAGGCATACTTTCCCCTCTTCAAATCATCGGCGGTATTAATCGCATCGAATACGAACGGAGAGCATGACTTGATTTCCAAGGGGTACGTCTTTCCGTCGATCAGGACGAGGCCATCAAGGTGTCCAGTTATTTGATATTCGGCCCAGTTAAAAGGCTTCTGCTGTTCAATGACCTTGACACCCGCCGCCGCGAGTTCCCGAAGGGCGATTTCTTCAATGTCGTTGCCAAGATCGAATACGCTCTGTAATCCGACATCATGAAGGCTTTTTTCTTCCCAGCGGGACCGATTGAACACATGGTAACGGATGCAGGGGTTTCCAAGATCCGACGCCCGGTTGCTATTGACGGGATAAGCCTTGATCTTCCGCGCCTTGCTTTCAAGTATAGATTCAACAATCATGGCTTATCCCTCCTGTCCGGCTTCGCGCTCAGCCTTCGGCCCGTCATCGGCAAAAGAAATGGCCTCTGCATTCATATACTGACCGTTCATGACATAAGTAATCTTGACCTTGCGCCCCGCTTCTTTCGCCTCTTTTGCGATCTTCGCAATCGTATCGCTGAAAGTGGTATATTCCTTGCCCTCTGCGTTGATCTTGAACAGAGGCGACTTCATAAGGGTTCCGTCTTTCTTTTTCGTCTGCTGCCTGATCTCCGTGACGAATGTTTCAACGGATAGCGCACCTTCTGAAGCGATACCTTCCCTTTTCTTTCCCTTCTCCTTGAAATCAACCTTACTGACTGATCCCTGAGAGATTCCAGCCGATTCAAGCTCTTCCCATGTCAGATTACGAAGGCCCAGGATACGGGTGATCCCACTCCCTAAGAGGTTTGTATAAGCCGCCTTTTTAACGTCGCCCTTGTCAATGGCCGATACCGGAAGCTCCGCGCCGTCCTTGTATTTCTTGAAAAACGGGTCTTTGGTGGACCGTGCGCCGATCACTTCGATAGTCACGCCTCCAAGGGTGAAATATCCCTTATAGGTGTATCCGTAATGGCCGCCGTCCTCATATTCAATTGTCGGCTCGTCAATGCGCCAGGAGATACCAAATAGCCGCCCCACCTTCTCCGATCCCGACACTTGCAGATACGGCTTCCCGCCCTGATCCGTCCAGTCGTGGGCGTTCGTCATTTTTAGGGCAAGCCGCTTGATCTTAATCATAGCGTCTATGCGCTTTTCTGCTGCTTCTGCAACGGCTAAAAGGCTGTCATCCGAAATCGCCGGTAGACTCTCCGGCACCGATACCGCATCAATCACATCGTTATCGTTCATTGCTTATTTCTCCCCTCACATTGATTTGATTCAATATCCCCCTGAAAATCGGATGGACCTGCTGATTCTTTACCGGGTCCTCTTCGTTAAACCAGTCCGCAACGACATTAAGCGCGTCAAGGCTGTCATTCACGCAGACCGGAGCCGGATCTTCCTCATACGGATTTCCATTGTGAATCCGTACCGTGTACCGTGGCGCACCCTTCTCAACGGGGTTCGGATCGTCTATGATTTCAAGGCGTCGCTTCATCGGTGGCCTCCTTCTTTGCCTTCATCGCTTCCCGCTGGCCGGGATCGAAAGCCAGATGGACAACACCTTTTTCAATGCCCTCTTGATATTCAGAATGCGCCGCGATCAGCCTCTTGATCTCCTTGTAAAACGGGTATTGCTTTGTTTTGATTATCGTGATTCCGAACATGGCTCCTCCTTCCATTTATCCATCTCGCATAGGCGAGTAAGTATCCAGGTTTCGATAGTGTCTAAGGCGGCGGACCTGGCGGCGGACTCGGCGGCGGAATAGGCGGCTTTTTCGTTTTTATCTGTCGGATTATCCAAGTATTTTTTAGCCGCCTCTATAGCTTTCCGTGGCCTATCGTCCGCGGGATAAACGGATTCAAAATTCTTTAAGACCAGTTCGGCGGCGAATATTGAGAGGGAAACACTGTCTTTTTTCTGCCACTTCCACGCCCCGATGATCTTCATTTCCGCATGTGTTGATTTATTGTCACCGGTAAAATGTTTACCTTTGACTTCAACCTCTGCCAGTATTTCACCCTGCACATAGGACATTGCATCGACAATCCGCCGCGAGCAGTTGAAGCCGTGGCAAAGCTCAACGCATTCCGTCTTATGCCATTTACCAAGAGTCCACTGATAGTCGTTATGTTGCGATTTTAGACCTTCGCGCAGGAACTTGAAGCGTCTTACTTTTTTCACGGCGTTCCCTCCTTAAAAGTGTTCCCCTTTGCATTTCAAATTCACCGGATCGTGTCGTATAAATATTCCGTCATGGGTCCGATTTCCGCAAAAACAGCAGGTTTGAGTTGCACTTTTTTTCATCCTTGCCGGTTCTTCATCTGGATGGAGCTCATCCCAGCAGGTTGTGCATATATTGTGCGTCCATGCCCCCATACGCTCCCTCCTTTCCTTTCTCACCCTATCTCCGCAATTCGGGCACTCCCCCCGTCTGCAATCATCTGACATCCCGAACCAGCCACAGTCACTGCATTGCAACGGTACGAGGTTCGGGCCTACTTTGATATAGCGCGTGTTCATGGGGCCTCCTTAATCTGTGCAAGGAACTTCATGGCTGCATATTGCGCCGGGGTAACATCTTCTTTTAAGTCAAACGGTGGATCGCTTTCTATTGAGGCATCAACCATTCCAAGTTCTTCCCCATCCGTTAGTGTGATAATTATTTTTGCCATAATCCCTCCTTTAGGCGTGGGCCGTCGTGGAGACCGGCCCCTACTACTACTTCCCTCGGCTTTTCTGAGCTGTTGCCGTAACTCGGTGTCGTCCGGGCAGGATTCCCCACCCTGCACCCTGCTACCCAGATGCTACGTTCGCATCTTTCGGCTACCTTCGGGCTATTATTAGTCACGTAATGGCCTGTCATGGTTCATTCGCGTAGTAGCACTTACCTCCCGCTGACACGGGACCGGACGACTGGCGGGGCAGGGGCCGACGGGCCAAGCACCCGCCATAAGGGGCCACGGTATTCTGTAATCTTCAAACGCCGCGTTTCCGCCACCGTGACCGTTTCAAAGAACCTTCTTCGCGTTCTGATCACCAATACTTGATTGTAAAATGTATCCCGATTGCGATTATGCTGACCCAAAACAATACCGACAAAACGATTGCCGCGCCCAAAACCAACTCTAACAACGTCCATCCTCTATTGCCAAGCATCACATCGATCCTCCTTTGGATTTCCCCACCCTTGCGGGTTACACGATCAGCCGGTGGTATGAGGGGAGGTCCGGTATTTTAAGTTTGACGGGCCTGTGTTCCCTACATCCTGCCGAACTGTCAAGCCGGGGTACTGCTATTGCTTACTACCGCCTCCGATCTTCCGGGTCACGGCCTTTCGGCTATCCGTGGACGGGAGGATTTTCAAAGACGGCTACTTTTTAACACAGGTGACTCCGGCTTGTCAAGCGGTATTTTGCAATCTGTAAAATTATTTTCACTTAGGCATTGACACAATGCAAAATATCGGTATAATAGAAATCATGAAATCATTTTACGATCTCCTTGGCGAGAAAAAAATCAGGCAGAAGTTAGTAGAGGCTGGATTCTCTCAGGCCGCTATATCCCTATGGAAACACGGTAAGCGTGCGCCGACGTATCAAAACGCAATCGCGCTAACAAAGATACTTAACATCAACATCCTACGCATACCGCGTACGAGGAATGACAAGGAGGGAGCATGAACGACGACGTGAAGAGACTGATGGAGTTCTTAGGCGAGTGTCCGCATGAGTTTGAATCATTCACTTACAAAAACGTGACATGTCTGAAATGTCACAAGATGATACATGATCCACTTGATGCTAACCGCCCATTCGACACCCCGGACGACTTCTTCGCCCTCGTGAAACGGCTGCGGGAGACGGGGCAGTGGAATGAGTTCATTAGATATTCATTAATTAAATTTTCACCTGACTATCCGCCAATGTACGGAGAATTTACTAACTGGCTCCTCGATCCCGCCCGGTTCGCCGGACTGGTCGCGGAGTTCGTGGAGGAGGAAAAAGGGATGAACGCAATCAAATTAGCGATAAGATTTCATGAACTTTATGAAAAATATGCTCCCGAATACGGGTACGAGACAAGAGCAGAATCAAGAGTATTTGATGCGAGTTCCCCGAACGGTAGGCTGATGATTCGGGTATGTAGGGATATTCAGAAGGATCTCGATATAAACATGAAGGACCCTCACCCCTGATCGGCTACCTTCCTTGTGTGCCATGCGGTCCAGCCGCCGAGACGGACGCCGGTATAGATAGTCCACCGCATTACCCGAGGCTTGCCTCTCACTTTCATTGCCTCTAATAGTACTGAGTCTGCTTGACTTCGTGTTACTTGCGGAATTGAATCAGTCTTATAGAGCCAATCATGTATAGTAGCTTCGTAATGTGCGCGTCCTACCAACCATGCAGAGACAAAAGGAATCCACCGGGGGATACTTGCGAAGTCCGTCTTAAATCCCTTCCGCGCATCAACCTTGCCAACAACATCGCTGAAATATGATAAGGTATTCAGTAGTAGCCATTGCTTATCTTCGATGCAGCGAGCATCCAGCGTTGTAAGAAATTCAGCCATTATTTCCCATCCTCAACAA